TGAATTTAATAGCACAGTTGATGTTGATGCAAACTTTGCAGTCAGATCAGGTACGACTGATAAGATGACTGTTTCATCAACTGATGGATCAATTAATACATCTGGTTCTTTAACTGTTGCAGGTGAAACTCAAATCAATGATTCTTTAATTGTTGCAGCTGATAACGAAATTTTTGAAGTTAGAAATGCGGCTCAGACAACTAAGTTTCAAGTTGATAGTGATAACGGTAATACAACTGTTATCGGTACATTGACAGTTAATGATGCGACTCAAATTAATAATACATTAGGTGTTTCTAATGTCACTACAATTACTAGAAACACTCAGCAAACTCTGACTGGATCTTACTCTGCTGATGGTGCATTCCGTTTAACTGGTGGTGCAGGTATTGGTAAGAACCTTGCTATTGGTGAAGGTTTAAGAGTCTATGGTGGCACTACACTTAGCAGTGCATTAGACCTTAATAGTAGTGCTGATATCTCTGGTGCTTTAGTAACTCATGACAATGTTACTATCACTGCTGATAATAAAACATTTAAAATTCAAAATGGATCAGGTGCTGATAAGTTTGTAGTAGATACAGATAATGGCAACACTGAACTTCAAGGAACATTAACAGTTGTTGGAGATATCACAACTCAAGGTGATTATGTTGTTTCTGGAAATCTAACTGTTAATGGAACTACAACTACAGTTAATTCCACTGTAATGACAGTTGATGATCCTGTAATTACCGTTGGTGGAGACACTGCACCAGCATCTAATGATGGTAAAGATAAGGGTATTGAGTTTAGATATTATGATTCAGAAGCAAGAATAGGATTCTTTGGATATGATAAATCAGCGAATCAATTTGCTTTTCTTACAGGTGCAACTAATACCTCAGAAGTATTCTCAGGAACTGACGGTGCTCTAAGAGCTGGTTCCTTAAATCTTACTGGTTCTGGAACTGGACTTGATGTTGATGGTAATGCTAATATTGATGGAACATTAACAGTAGATGGACAGATTACATCTCAAGTATCATCAGGACCTGCTCTTGTTATTCCAACAACTGATAAGATTAATAATCTAAACGCAGACTTGTTAGATAGCATGACAACTGCGAGTGCAAACACTGCATCTACAGTTGTTAATAGAGATTCTAATGGAGACTTTGCTGCAAATCAAATTACTGCTGCTAGTGCTACTGGTGCAGGTGCAGGTTTCTTAGGAAACGCATCTACTGCTGATGCATGGAAGACTGCTAGAACATTCACTATTGATGGTGTTGTATCTGGTTCTGTATCTGTAGACGGTAGTTCTGCTCCAACAATTACAACAACATTTGTTGATTCTGACATAACTGCACTCGCTGCACAGGCTGGTACAGGATATGTTGTTCGCACAGGAACTGGAACTTATGCCCAAAGAACTCTCCAAGTCACCGCATCGTCTGGAATTACTCTTACTAATGCTGATGGTGTTTCTGGTAATACTACAATTAACGTTGCTAGTGCATCTTCTAGTGCTGCAAACAACCTCGTCTTAAGAGACGGATCTGGTAATTTTGCTGCAAATGATATTACTGCTGATCTAATAGGTAATCTTAAAGCAACAAATTCAACCGCAAAGAATCTAAATCCTCTTCTTGATTCTACCTATAGTTTAGGTACTAGTACTTTACAATGGGTGAATATCCATGCTGATGAAGCAAATATTGATACTGTCGTAGGTGATTTAACTGGAGACGTAACAGGTAATCTTAAAGCAACAACCTCAACCGCAAAGAATCTAAATCCTCTTCTTGATTCTACCTATAGTTTAGGAACTACTCTTATTAGATGGTCGAACGGTTATTTTGATGATATAAATGCAAGTGGAACTATCACAGGTGATTTATCTGGAGACGTATCAGGTAACCTTGTAGCAACAAATTCAACTGCAAAGAATCTAAATCCTGCTACAGATTCTCTCTATAGTTTAGGAACTACTCTTATTAGATGGGCAAATATCTATGCTGATGATATTACTGTCACTAATACTGTTACAGGTGATGTCAATGGTGATCTCTCAGGTAACCTTGTAGCAACAACCTCAACCGCAAAGAATCTAAATCCTGCTGCAGATTCTACCCATAATTTAGGTACTACTCTTATTAGATGGGCAAATATCTATGCTGATGATATAAATGCAAGTGGAACTATTACAGGTGATTTATCTGGAGACGTAACAGGTAACCTTTTAGCAACACAGACTAGCTCTAAATCTATAGCTCCTGCCCAAGATTCTTCCTATAATTTAGGTACTACCATTCTAAGATATGCAAATATCTATGCTGATGATATTACTGTCACTAATACTGTTAATGGAAATGTTAGTGGAGACGTAACAGGTAACCTTTTAGCAACACAAACTAATTCTAAATCTATAGTTCCTATTGATGATTCTTCTTATAATCTAGGAAGTAGTATTAAAAGATGGGCAAATATCTATGCTGATGATATTATTGCAGGTGGAACTATTACAGGAAATGTTAATGGCGACGTAACAGGTAACCTTCTAGCAACTACTACTAATTCTAAATCTATAGTTCCTGAGTCAGACTCAACTAGAAGTCTAGGAAGTAGTATTAAAAGATGGGCAAATATCTATGCTGATGACATATCTGCAGGTGGAACTATCACAGGTGATGTCAATGGTGATCTCACAGGTGACCTTCTCGCAACACAGACTAATGCAAAGAGCATAGTTCCTGATTCAGACTCAACTAGAAGTCTAGGAAGTAGTATTAAAAGATGGGCAAATATTTACGTTGATGATATTACTGTCACTAATGCTATTTCTGCTACTGTCAATGGAACTGCAACTCAAGCAGCAAATCTTAATAACCATGATACTGATGCTTTATCTGAAGGATCAACAAATCAATATTATACAGAAGCAAGAGTTCAAACAAAACTTGATCATGCATTTGAACAGTTAAGTGCGATGCTTAATAATCTTGCAACATCTACAACTCTTACACTTAATCTTTCTGGAGATCCTACACCAGGTGCTGTTGTTTCAACATCCGTTTCTAATGGTGGTGGAGGAGGATTCTCTAATGCTACTGCGGTTGCAACATCTGGTGGAACTGGATCTGGATTGACTGTTGACACAACCGTTGATAGTAATGGAAATATCACTGCTGCTGCAGTTAACGCAGGTGGTTCTGATTATCTAATCTCAGATACAGTTACAATTACGAACGCAAATGCAGGTAAAGCACTAACACTTAACTTAGCATCTATCGTTGGTGGAACTGGATATGTTACTGGAACTGGAATCGCAGTCACTGGAGGAAATGGATCTGGAATGACTGCTGATATTACAGCAAATGCTGGTGTCCTTACAAACATTATCATTAATGCTGGTGGAACTGGATTTACTGCTGGTGACACAGTAACTATTACAAATGCAAACGCAACTAATATTAAGACTTTAGGATCTATCGCGACTGCAGGTACTGGATACTCAGCATTGACAGCAGTCGCCACTTCTTCAAGTGGATCTGGAACTGGTGCAACCGTTGATCTTACTGTTGGTGCAAACGGTGCAGTTACAGCTGTTGCTCTTAACGCTGCAGGATCTGGATATGCTGCTGATGAAGTTCTAACTATCACAAATGCAAACGCAACTGGTGTTAATACTCTTGGTTCATTCAGCGATGCAGGTACAGGATATGCAAACGGAACTGCTATTACTACAACATCCTCTGGATCAGGAACTGGATTGACTCTTGATATCACAACTTCAAATGGTGTTGTAACAGGAGCAACAATTAATGACGATGGATCTGGATATGCAGCAGATGAAGTTATAACTATTGTTAATGCTAATGCTTCTGGAATTAAGACTGTAGGTAACTTTGGTGCAACTGATGCAGCAAGAACTCCTGGCACTTATACCTTAGGAACATCTGATTATTCTACTCAAGCGTCTGGTGCTAATGCAACATTCACCGTTGTGATTGGCACTGGTGGAACTGTTGATTCTGTTACCGTCACAGATGATGGATCTGGATTCATTGTCAATGAAACAGTCACTGTTCTAGATGCACAACTTGGTGGTGGCGGTGCTGCTGCTCTTACATTTGATGTAACAGCAATTCATGGAAATGGAGCACAACTTCCAGTATCCGCTATACATGGAAACAGTGCTACTATACCTGTTTCTGCAATTCATGGTAATGGTGCAACAGTTGATATCGCTACCGTTGCAACTAACGCAACATTAGCACTCTCTGACATCACAACAATGGAAATCGGAGCAACTGTCACAGGAGCAACCAGTGGAACTACTGGAACTATCACTGCTCTTGGAACTAATCAAATTACCGTTAATAATGTTGATGGATTCTTCAAAAAAGGAGAAACTGTCGCTGCTAATGATGTTTCTGCCTTGACTATTAATTCATTCAGTTAATAACAAATGTCTGCTACTAAACCAGCTTCTAAAACAGAACTAAAAGACTATGCTCTTCGTAGATTAGGATATCCTACGATAGACATTAACGTTGCTACAGAACAATTAGATGATCTAATTGAAGAAGCAATCGATTACTACCAAGAGTATCATTATAATGGTAGTTACAAAACCTTTATGAAGATAGAGGTTACAGACGCTATCAAGACTGCTGCAACAGGATTTACAACTGTATCAGGAACTCCTTGGTCTGAAATGGATAACTATGTTGATTTACCACCAGGTACTTTAGGTGTCAATCATGTGTATTCACAGATTGGTGCATCTAGCATTGTGCCAGGTAATATTTTCAATATTAAATATCAAATCTTTTTGAATGACATCTATGCTATGACGCATGGACACATTTTACATTACTTCTTAACTTCACAGTATCTTGAAACTCTTGATTGGGTTACAAACTCTCAAAGAGATCGTAGAGTTAGATTTAATGAACATCAAGGCAGATTATATCTTGATATGGATTGGGCAGACTTACAAGCAGGTGATTTTATCTTAGTTGAAATGTCACTAAGGCAAGATCCAACTACATATACTAACATGTTTAATGATAACTGGTTGAAAGATTACGTTGAAGCATTATTCATGCAGCAGTGGGGAAGAAATCTAAGTAAGTATGATGGCATACAAATGCTAGGTGGAGTAACCCTTAATGGTAGAAGAATTTTAGAAGATGCTAGTCAATTCAAGAAAGACCTTGAAGAGACACTTCGTACAACATATGAAATTCCTCCTTTAGACTTAGTGGGGTAATCACTAA